CGCAGACGGCAAGCCACAAAATGCTGACATAGCATCAATTTGGGCAAATAGCAAATATTCAAACAGTTCGGGACAACGAAATAATGAAGCTGCTTATGCCATGACCGGAAAACAAAACGGTGACGCCAAGTCTGGCGATCCAGTGAAACAGATGAATGCTGGTATCAAAGCAGACGAAGCCGCCATTAGAAACAATAAGGCACGTAATCCGGATACTCCGTGGCCCGGATCGTTGGGTAATGGGCCTCAAACGGGCGCAAAGAAAGAGGCCAGTTACACCAAGCCAACAAGCCAGCAATCGGGACAGTGGGAACGAAGCTATTACTTGAACACTGGCAATGTGCCAAGTGGCAGCAATTTAACAACTGCACAATTGCGTGACAAATACGGGGCACCACATACTGGAAGTAATTATCCGCCAGGGGTAGCCACACCACCGCCTCAAGGATAAAATAAAACCCAGCTTAATAAAACTTGGTAAATAGGTGTATGCCAAGCTACATTAAAAAATTTCGCGGGTACAGCTCAATTGGGACTACTTTTCTAAATCCAGTCCTTTATGACCTTGCCCTTGCAAAACAAGACTTACTAAACCACTTTAATACTCGCAAAGGCGAGCGTATTATGATGCCTGATTTTGGCAGTGTAGTATGGGATATGCTTTTTGAACCATTGGACAGTTATACCATCAGCATAATTGATGCTGATGTACGTTCAATCATTAAAAGTGATCCACGTTGGTTGTTGCAAAGTGTAGAGATTAGCGAAGGCCCAAATGCACTTAACATTGAAGTTACAGTGACATATTTGCCATCAGACGAAGACGTAATACTACCATTGGTATACGATAAAGGAACGAACACATTATGAGCCAGACACGACGCCTAGGACAGTTAAACGCCGCAGAAAGCTGGCTTAATAATTATCGTTATCTAGTAAACGCAGATTTTAAAGCCTATGACTTTGAAAGTCTTAGAACTGCATTGCTAGAGTACATTCAATTAAATTACCCCGAAGACTTCAATGACTTTATCAGCTCAAGCGAGTATGTTGCGCTGGTTGACTTGATGTCATTTATGGGACAGAACTTGGCATTCCGTGCAGATTTAAATCTGCGTGAAACGTTCCTGGAAACAGCAGAAGTTCGCGGAAACGTATTGAGTATTGCTCGCCAACTTGGTTACAAGCCCTTTCGCAACGGAGCAGCAACTGGCTTTTTAAAAATTACTTCTGTTAATACCACTCAAGAATTATATGACAGCAAGGGTACTAACTTGGCTGGCAAAACCATTGTCTGGGCCGACCCATTGAATTTAGATTTTAATGAGCAGTTCTCATTGATCTTGAATCAGGCTTTAAACAAATCCAATCCCATTGGCCGCCCAGTAAGTTCTATATCAGCCAATGGTTCTATACGACAAATTTATGAACTTGATCAACCAGATACAAGAACAATGGTTGAATCATTTTCGCTGACAGCAAGAAACAACAATAGTTATTCATGCGAGTTGGTGCCAATTAGAATTGATACAGCAACAGAGCTTGCAACAGAGAACACACCAAATCCGTACGGACGCCAAACTGTATTGTTCAACAATGACGGATCAGGCTACGGCTCTAGTAGCAACGGTTGGTTCTTCATGTTCAAACAAGGAACGTTGAAGTTTGAAGATTTTGTATTAAACACACGAGTAGAAAATCGTGTATTAGATTTACAAGGTACTAACATTAATGAAACAGATATTTGGGTGCAAAGTATTGACGCATTAGGTCAAGTACTCAGCGACTGGACTCCAGTGCCAAATACCAACAATAAAAATATTGTGTTCAACGCCGTTGCCAAAGACATACGAACAGTGTACGAAGTTATTACTCGTGAAAATGATTCAGTGTCATTGAAGTTTGGTGATGATATTTTTGCTGACATTCCTACAGGTAACATTCGTGTTTGGTATCGTGAAAGTGCAAATGAGTCATTGTCAATTTCTACCAATGATGTAGCAGGATTAGAATTATCCTTGCGTTTTGTTGACGGCACATTGACTGAGCAAGATTTAATAGTAACTCTTGAACTATCAGTGCCTGCTTCAAGTACAGCCGGAGAAACATTAGAACAAATTAAAAATCGTGCAAGTCGTACAAGTGCAAGCCAAGACCGCATGATCACTGCTTCTGACTATAATATCTATCCCGAAGGTAAAGTAAGCGGAGTAGACAAAATCAAAGCGGTCAATAGAACACATGCTGGACAAAGTGTGTATGCAGACTTGTCTGACCCAACTGGCACATACCGTCCAGTTATTACGTTTGCAGACGATGGATTTATATATGAAACTGAAGTAGTAACATCTACTACCAAAGATGCTATGACAGCCCCGCAAGAAGTCATGTCCTGGACTGAAAATAATTTATTAAACAGATACCTGCATCAATTGTACTATAAAAAGTACACACCAATTGTACCAGAATCTGGTGTCGCAGCCAAGTGGATAACAGTTAACTCTGGCAACGCAACTACCACAGGATATTTTTCAATTGACTCATCGGGTACACCACTTAGAATTGGCCGTGGCAATCCAGATATAAAATTTAGAACCATTGGCAAGAATAGTTTGGTAAAAACTACCGGCGGCAAATGGTGTCGTGTGCTAGATGTCTATCGCGAAGGCCTGGGCGTCAGCGGCAATGACGGCAATAATACTGGCTTACGTGCCAATGGTCAGGGCGCAGTATTTTTAAATTCCATTTTACCAACAACGTCAGTTGAGGCATGGTTCCCTTCGTTGCGCACAATTTTTACGCCAACTGAACAACGAGAAATAATTGCTGAAATAAAAGCCGCCCGTAGTTTTGGTTTAAAGTATATTAACACTCAAGCGCAGCCAGACCGTTGGAAAATTATCTCGTCAGATACAATCATCACTGGTGGCAATTTTGTCCCTCCAACAGAGCAAAATGCAAATTCTGGTGCCAGTTGGTTGGTGCGTTTAGAATACGATACAACAACTGCGGCCTGGACCATGTTTACACGCAATGACCAAACAGTGTTTGGCAGTGTTGATCAATTGACATTCCACAATCAGCGTTTTGGTCAAGCAGTTGATTTGACTTCAAAGCGATTGTTTAAAGATAACATTAAATTCTTAACACAAAATGGTTTTGAATCTGAGTTAGCACTTGATGTTGCTGATTACTTTAAGCTAGATGATGGCAGATACGATGCAACCAGAGTCATGCTATTACTGCCCGGACTCAATGAAAACTTGGCTCCAAACGATCCAGATGTAATTAGCAAACTCATTACTGGAAATGTACAATTTGAAAAAGTGCAGTTCATTGATACCAGAGGTCAGTATACACTAAAGCCCAGCGACTCGGCTGGGGTACTACTACCTGGTAGAAAGAATTTAAAAGTACAAAATACGCATGTTCCGTTACGGGACAACAGAGTTGATGCATCAACGACAAACATCATTGACATGTATGTACTAACGTCAACTTATAATACAGAATATCGCAGTTGGGTCAACAGCGGCGCAAGTGAAACAACCAAACCGTTGTCATTATCTTCATATGGTTTGGAAAAGTTAATGAGTGCCATTGTTCCTTACAAGAGCATCAGTGACAGCATTGTTTTCCATCCTGTTAACTACAAAGTTATTTTTGGTAAAAATGCAGACAGTAGAAATCAAGTAACTATCCGTATTACCAAAAGCGACACCACTAGAATAAGTGATGCTGAAATTCGCAGTCGAGTTATTACAGCAATTAATCTATATTTTGCAGTTGACAACTGGGACTTTGGTGAAACATTTTATTTTACTGATATGGCAGCATGGATACATAAGTCACTAGGCGGAATTATCAGTAGCATTGTACTTGTTCCAGTGCAGTCACGCTTGACAAGCAATGACTTATTTCAAATCCCATGTGAAGACAATGAGATTTTTATCAGTAGTGCAACGGTAAACGACGTTGAAGTTATTTCAAATTAATAAGGCAAAGTAATGGCAAAAGATCCAAAAAAATTAAATCCAGAGAACCCATACAATAAAACGTATCCGGGTCAGGATTTAAACACAGGCGTAGCACCCAAGTCAACTGAATTACTACCTACGATTTTTAGAACTGAAACAAACAAAAAAGTGTTAGGCGCTATATTTGACGACCTGTTTCAGCCTAGTTCAATTGAGACACTGAATTACACAGTTGGTCGAAATCAATCAAAAAAAACTGGTATGGATTACTTGCCACACCCTACTGCTCGCAGACAATTGGAAACTGGTTTAGTATTATTCAATGATGAAGGCGCATCAGTACTGACAGCTGACGATGTTGCAACAGCCTGGGAATTGAATGACAGAACGCATGAAACAGCAGAAGCAATTAGCATTTTGGATCTGCCCATTGATCCGGACAAGTTTTTAAATTGGGCAAATTACCATTGGATTGAAGAGCGTATGCCAGTGGTGTTCTTGACCAGTGGTGACAATACTGCTATGCATGTTCAACATGATATTATTGGCAAAAAGTATTATACATCTCCTGTACAGGCTAATGGCCGCAGCTTGGAATTTAAAAACGGTATGCGAGTTGTATTCCAACAGCATCCTGCTCATACAGACATCAGCGGCGATTTAGATTTGGATCTAACGACAACTGGAAATTCTCAGTTACAGTTGGATCATGAATTCATCAATTATGACAAAGGGTTAATTGGTGTATCAGTTGATGGAGTTATCTTAACGCAGGGTGTTGAGTACTACATATCAGGAAATCATGTCATGTGGTTAACAGAATTTCCTGCACTGCAAGCAGTACATGTTCATGCACCAGACTTTTATATTACATTAGATAACGAACTTAGATTGCGTTCGTGGTTAGTGACTGGCGTTGGTACCGAAGAAGGTATCCAGTTACTGGGGCTAGCATCGCAGTTTACAAACACGGTATACAGTAAATTATCAAACGCTTTGTGGGATCAATCAGCCGTGCCTTGGGATCGTGTTGAGTGGGACGGGTTTATTCCGGGTATCAATCCTAAAGAATATATCTTGCAAGAGCCTGGCGCCAAAAACAGAAATGCACATAGCAGAACAAACTGCTGGTTTCATAAGTCTACTATACAAACCGCAGTTGACTTTTTAGGAATTGAATTTACTGATATTGCGAAACGCGACAGCCAAGGTATGCGCCCAATTGTTGAATTTGAAAATACCCTAGAACTATACAATCACGGAATACGATATCGCGCCTGGCCCACATTCTTGGTCAATGAGCTGGGCGTGAGCGTTTCAGATTTTATTAACTTGCCATTGGTTGATTCAAATACAACAGTGTTAAATGCAAGGTATATGTCATTGCTGTCTAAATTAGACAGACCAGTGGACATTGTTGTGCAAACGCAAATCAATGCCAATTTGAAATTATCACTAGATGCATCTTCTATCCCGCAAACTGAACTTATTAAAATTTTAGATAACCTTGATAGAGATAATGCCGCAGGCAGAATTCCAAAGTATTCAGTTTATAGAATTAATGGTAATAGCATTCAATGGATTAAAAATGCTCCTACTTCAGCTTGGTCCATCACTTACAGAATTTCAGGTGTACTGTTATCGGCACTACGTATATTATGGCTGGCCAAAGATTCAAACATCAATGATATTTTAAACATTAGAACCAATGGACTAAAGACAATTGGTGTGTCTAAAGAAACAGCATACGATGGTGATGCAGTGGTGATCAATGTAACATCATCTGCTGATCCACACTACCTTAAAGAGTACTATTGGAAAAATGGCGCGGCTGTACCTGCAACTTTCCGTACTACTGCTATTCAACAACCTGTATTTGAAATTTACAGTCGTGACGGGGTAAAGCTAAGTTCAAGTGCCAGAACTAAACCGTCAGTGGTCAATAGCACAATTATTAAAATCAAGACAGGCACACATTTTGATGATGAATCAGGATATACTGTTGACTTTTTACCAACACAATTTACACAGTTAAGTGTTGATAACGTGGCAGCAAATAGTGTGTATAATATTTTGTATGAGCACACACTTCAAACTACTGCATTATACATCGACAGCACAGGAACGCAACTGCCTGTACCCGGACCATATTCGTTCCGTAGATATGCAGGCAATGAAACTGTAGCAGAACTAAGCAATGGTTATCGCCGAGCTTGGTTCAAATTAAAAAGCTGGGCAATTCGTTCCCAAGCAATAGACGGCCCTGCAACTATTCAGCTAGATAGTACAATGTGGCCCACATACGATTGGGCAGTTAATATTGTCAACGGCGTTGGTACAGTGTTGCACACCGATGATTTCAAACCAGTTGTTGATAATGTAGCAGTTGGCGCTCGTGGCCGCACCATTACTTTTAAAGTGTATCATAACGGTCAACAAACAGTTGCCACAGTTCGCGGTGCTGGATTTAATGAGTTTGATACAACAGTTGATAACGGTACAGTTACATTTGAAGTACCTGCTACAGCAGTTGATACGCTAAGTGTTTCAGTTGGATTTATTACTTTTACTGTTCGTCTAATAGAACTTGATCAAGATCCACGCTTTGTAAAAGTTAAGCTCGATGGCCTGCCAGTTAACTACACGTTAGACCATACAGCATACACGCTGACAGTTAATGGTAGTGGCACACTTGAGATACAACATCAAGGTGATCAAATTGATAGCGACCATTTAACAGCAATTCCAGGCATTGACTATAACCCAGAGCAATTTGAAAACTTTGGAGAGATTAGTGTGGCACGTATTAGTAAGGGGCTATCTAAGAACATCTCTATCAATACTGCCAGCGGCCGTGAGTGGATTGACTGTCCTAAATTTAAAACTTTAGATGGCATTTACATGGCAGATAACAGTGCTATTCGTGCATCCTGGGCCAACTTTGCACTCAAGCCCGGCCTGCAAGATATTATAGTTGCACGTACAAGCAGTGCTTGGAGATGGTACAGAAAGTTTATTGCCAAATTAGAAGAAAGCAACCGCGTATTCAGTATTGAATCAGCTGGCATTGCAAACACACTCGATCGTATCTTGGGCGAGTTGTTGCTTGGAATAACATACAGTTCAGTTGACGCAATATCCGGTATGGCCTTTGCTCGCGATGGTATGAAATTAAATTCTACAACAGCCAATGGTGAAACTACTTTTGCAATTGGATCAGTTGACTTGTTTACAGCACCCTATGCTGCCGATCATGTATACGTTTACCTAGACGATACTTTACAATTACGAGACCAAGACTATACAATCAGTGGTCAGCAGGTGATTTTTAATGTTGCACCAACAGTTGACAGCAGCATTAAAATTTATTTTGCTGGCGAAACAGAAATTTACTCTGGTATTCCAGCTAGCCCAGCCAAACTTGGTCTTGGCGGGTTGTACGTTCCTCAGTTAGTAACCGAAACATGGGGACAACATTCTAGAACATTTATTCAGCGTCATGACGGCTCCTGCATTAGTGCATATTTAGATCCAGTGACCGGAGCAGCAACGCTAGACAATCCACTTAACGCAATTATACTAGAACTAGAAAAGAGAACATATAATTCTTGCGTTAACAAAGTTGGTACAACAAATAGACAAATTAGTATTAGAAACTATGCAAACCAATATGTAACAGAGTCTCAGGCTCGTTCGCAATTGGAATGGTATTCAATCAATGGGATTGACTATAGAAGCCGTAGTGAGTTTGACGCCAATGATTCCTGGACTTGGAACTATGGTAGTGCAAGTTGGAGAAAGTTATACTTAGATATGTATGGTACCTATCGCTTGCATGATGCTCCTTGGCAAGCTCTTGGTTATGATAACAAGCCTACCTGGTGGGACGAACACTACTCTTGGACTGATGCTGCCAAGCGACCGTTGCTTGAATTGGCTCTGCAATTTGGTATCGTAAATGAGCCCAATGAAGCTGCACTCACTGATCCAAGGTTTGCATATTCACGTACTACATTCCCAGTAGACTCTGCTGGCAATTTATTAAGTCCGTTTGATGCAGGCATCGTATCGCCTACTGTAGACGAAGCACAGCAACCATGGGAAATTGGTGCCTGGGGTCCAGCTGAAACAGCATGGAGACGAAGTGTAAGCGGTACCTGGTCCAATGTGCTACATGCACTTGATCATTACGAGTTAGCAAATGAGTTTTTTGATACTGCAATCAATCCATTTGTAATCACTGTAAACAACAACAGTACAGCTCCTAAGGGCACAGGTAGTATTGCTCCTGATCAGTTCCTGTACAATAGAACATTGATTGGAATTGGTGCTGTAATTTTTGAAGGCTACAGAGAGTTCAATCTGTTGGGAGAAACCCCGTTAAATGACTTATTGTCATTGGGCACAAAGTTGGCGTTTAGTGTAGGTGGCTTCACAGATGGCGAAATTACATTAAAGATGCCGTACACCAAGTTTCAGGATAATGAATATGTTCCAGATTCTGATTTTGGCCTAACATTAAGCAATGGCATTGCTGTGGAACAATTGCGTTACACATCTGTTAGAGTCGAAAAAGATGATGTTGGCTTCCGTGTTTATGGATTTGATCCAAAACTAAGGTTCCTTGAAGTACTAACACCAACTAGCACAGCATTGTCTACAGGCTATCCTACGTCACGCCGTCAGTTAGTAACCAACTACGGAACTTTTGTAGAATATCTAGATTGGAATTTGACACCTGTCGCAGTTCCTTATGGATCTTATGTGGCTAATAAACAAGATCTTATTACGCTACTGATGGGACTAGGCGAGTACCAACAGCAACACGGACTAGTCTTAGACATGCTAAACAGTCGTGGTACAGTTACTGACTGGAAGCAAGCGGCCATTGATGCCATCGCCTGGAGTGAAGAGCAGTGGGGAACCGAACACTTTTGTGTAGTAGGTGTTGCCACCAGCGACGGTTTAAAAATACAACATACCATGGGCACATTAAGTAGACTTGATGCTGACCTAGGTCGCACTGGCAAAATATTGTATGCCAATGGTCGTTCAGCAACAGCAGCCGAGTTACTGATTACTAGAGACTTTGAAACAAGTATTGATAAACTTGCTCCATTGACAAATGAGCAAATAGTGTTTGTGAATTTTGAAGTGCAACATTATGATCATGTATTTTTTATCAATAACAAAACCAAATTTGGTGATTTGATTGCTGACTTGCAAACAGATAATAGATTACAAGCATTGACAATTTCTGGCCGCAGAACATACAGCTGGACAGGTCGCCCATCAGCCCCGGGTGTGATACCACAACAATACAGCACACTGCCTGGATTTGATACATTGGTTACTGACATTTTTGCAAGCCACCTGCCCGAACGTGTGGCATTTGACACTTTAAAAACTGACATTGCCCGCGGAAATGTAGTGCCTTCTAAGAAAAGTGTAATTGCTGACCTTATACAAGATAGCGCAAGTGCATACTTGTATCGCCAAGGCGTGCAACGTGCAGTTGGTACCAACCTGGCCATTGACGCACTTTTTAGAAATAGAAACATTGACATTCCTGGTAACGAACAAGACGTTGGAGTTAACGAACAATGGATGTTCAATACTGGCGAGTTTGGAAACTTATCAAGCAAGAAAATTTGGGAAATTGAACTTCGTAAGAAAGACCTAACAAGCAATAGACAAATTATACGTTTTAGAGATGATGCCCTGGGAGTCACAGACCTGCGAAGCGATAACATAATTGACATTGTTGGTAAAAATGACCCGCGCTGGGTGTCCAGACCTACTGACTATTTGTTTGGAACAATCAATCGCAATGATATCAATCAGCATTATAGCAAGTCACAAAATTGGTTACCAAGTGCCGGTATTGCAGATGTTGCAGTCACTGACATTGAGATTATGCACATCAATGAACTTACTATTGATCAGTTGTCGCAAGTGGAACGTAGTAATGTTTTATTTTCCACACTGTCATTTAGCAAATTTAACGACTATGATCTAGGCGACCATGTATGGAGTCAAGGCCAGTTGTATAAAGCGACACAGCGTGTAATTGGTTCTAACGTTGCGGAATTTGATCCTACAATGTGGACTATCGTTGCAATTGATGGTGCAGTGTTGCCATCAATTTGGATAAGTGATTATACATTCTCACATGGATATGGATGGAATGTACTGCAAGCATTTGCGCCTGCATATATTGAAGAAATTTGTCCAAACGCATTTGAGCCAGGTCTAAATGAAAGTAAAGCATCATTTGCAAGCCCTCACAGATTAGCACAAGGCGACTCATTTATCATTGGTGGCAGTGGCGACGGCAACTACGATGCAGTGCATAAAGTAAAAGCTGTAGTTGATGACTACAATGTGCTAATTGCAGCTCGTAGTACCAGCGATAAAGTTGTTTACAATGCAGTTGGATTTAAACTAAGCTCAGTTAAATTTACAACTGATCAGGAATTCTTAAATTCTCCTTTGGTATTTTCTTCGGGTATGAAGGCCTATGTTGATTTTGGTGATATTGAAGGCAGCTACAAAATTTACACCTTCACTGGCAGCGGCACCCCAAGTTTAAATCAGTACGTACTTGACAATTATAGTAGTACAATGATCAATAGTGCTGCAATTTATCAAGTGCAGTTGTTTGATCACCAAACACAAAATTTGTTGGAAACACTTGAAGTATATGACCCATACAAAGGCCTAACCATTGACGAAGTTGCGCAGTACATTGACTTTAAGCAGTTGCCAGACCCAGCCAACTACAATGTTAACGAATTAGGTCTAGTAGATGAGTACAACTCAACCCCTTGGGCCGCTGATTATGTTGGTAAGTTATGGTGGGATCTTGACAAGGTACGTTACATTGAATATGAGCAGTCAGGGAATTTACAGTACCGTGCTAACCATTGGGGCGAACGCTTTGCCAACAGCGAAGTTGCCATTTACGAGTGGTCAGCCAGTGTAGAATTGCCTACTGTAGATACAGAACCAACTGCATATTTGGATACTAGTGGCAATGCTGCTGGCCAGATTAGATATAGTGAAATTGTCACTACTGATTTTACATCAGGTGCTGTGACCACTACCTATTACTATTGGAAGCGTAGCCCTGCAACTGTACCTGCTGGTGGCAGAACATATTCAGCAGCCGCAATTGAATCTGTTTTGAATAACCCCGATGCAAACGGAGTTGCATGGCTATCACCAATTGATACCAATGCATTCATTGTGTCCAACATTGCTGGCATGTTTGGCAATAGAGATAAACTGATTTTACGAATTGAGCAAAACATTAACCCTGAGCTACTGCACACCAATGCAGTGCTTGTGGCCGAAAATATTGATGTCATCAATGACTTTTTGTATCAACGAGTATCTTCAAGCATAGTTGGGCGTGACAATTATAGAGAAGCATACAAGCTACTACAATATACGCCAGGAACACAATACCGCAAGGGTGACTACATTTACATTAAAAATAACGGATTAAATGTTGCTACCGATGTGTATGGTAATGATGACTATCCAATACTGCAAAATCTTGACGATACACGTTACGATATTAACACTGTTAGACGTGCCAAGCCCGGATTAGATCACAAGATGTATGTTACTATCAATGATTTTGTTGCTACTACATTGGCCAAGGATATTCAAAGCAGAACTATCATCAAGAGTGCAGCTGGTGCATTGATCAAGGATCCGTATGAAAATACTGATGCGTATTATGCAGTGGTCAATACTCGCCGCAAAGTACCTGATGCCAGTCTGCATCCGTTGCGTCGTTACGGCAATGCGTATGCACCCAAGCCGCAATCTTGGTTCAAAGACGTTATTGCTGCCCGCAGAACACTTGTGGTAGCAGCCAATGATTATCTGTTGAATATTGACACAGTGAGCAAGCCAACATGGGATAGATATCTGTTGAAATACCAGCCGTTGAATGGCATATATGAAAAAGATCTAACACAATATTGGTATTATGCTGATTATGTTGTTGCCGGATACACCGTTGGCAATGAACAACTTCAAATTCGTTCAGCTGACTTTAGCACAGTGGACAGTGCAGTAACAAGTTTCAGTGTGGTAGATGAGTATGGTAATATCATTGAAGCATATACTAAATCAGGAAACGACATCACATTGATGTATCGA